GGTCGGGCGTGCGATCAACGTTTGGCTTATAGATGCAAAAGTTATGCAATGGTCATAAATGCAATGGTTGTAATAAATTGAAGTGAACCATTGCAAATTATGCAATGGTTGCAATGGTTGTGGAAACAGAAGAATATATTTCATTGACAGAAGCAGCAGAAATTTTATCAGTTGATAGAACCTCTTTGTGGAGGCAATGCAGGGCGGGAAAAATTTCATGTAGAGAAGTCCCCTGCAAGAATAGTCCATCAGGAAAGACTTACGAGATTCCTAAAAAGTATGTTTTCCAAAAAGGGCTGAATATCGAAGAGAAGAAGTCAGAGGAGCCCATAGACATCCAGAAAAAAATAGATGCACTCAATCTTCCTCCTATTGAGGCCGAGAGACTCAAGGCAACCTTGGGAAGTTTTAGTAAGGCAGAAGCAGAGAAAGTACTCAAGGCAGAGCAGGCATTGGCAAAGACAAAAGACAATGTTCTAAGGGATGGTTTCTATATTGAGCGTTCCAAAGTAGCAGAACAGGTTGGATATGTTTTTTCAAATTTCTCTCATTCGCTCAAGGATTTGATAACGATCTGGCAAAAGAGATATGGTCTGGAGGAGAACCAGGCATATTGTATGATGATGGACTTGGAAAAATCCTTCAAAACTGCAATTGAGGCCATGCGCGATGATAGATCAATGGATTTTGGACGAAATAGAGAAGGCATTCGACCTTCCTAAATTTTCCACGTTCAAGGAATTTCTTCAATCGGGATTTGCCTTGAACAAAGAAGATCGTTTGTCCAAATTTCAGCTTGAATTTACTCCCTGGCATTCTACTGTGGCAGACTGGCTTGACGATCAAAAAACTGAATGGGTTTATCTGATCCAGGGGAGCCAGACTGGCAAGACAATTTTGCAGATGGCCTTTCTGCTTTACGTATCACAAAGGGATTATAGCCGCGTTATATGGGTTCAATCCACCGAGGAAGAAGCAAAGCAGTTTATTACGGAGCGGCTCAGGCCCTACATAGAGGGATATGACAGTGAAGCAATCCAGAAAAAGGGCTGGCGTATTGAATCCTTTAAAATACTCAAGACAAGGGTAAAAGTTGGATATGCCACGAATGAACAAACCATGCGGTCGGTGCCGGCTCAATACGTGATTGGCGACGAGTGCGCGGTATGGAAGCATCCTATTGCATTACTCAAGAAGCGAACTCGTACCTATACAGGATCACGTAAGGGAATCTTTTCCACCACGCCTCCCAGGGATGGGAACCACCACTCCTGGCAAGAGGCGAAATCGGCAAATTTCTATCGCTGGTATGTAGCCTGTCCATCATGTAAGCAGCATCAGCCTCTTGTTTTTGCGAATCTCAAATGGGAAGGTAAAGACGGATGGGCATGGGATTTTGGTAAAGTGCGGGAGAGTGCCCGGTATCAGTGCGCAGTTTGCAAGGTTCAATGGCACGATTCCCAGAAGCTTGCCATCATCAATCAGGGCAAGGCGGTATGTGTCAATCCCAATGATGATTACAAGGAATGCGAGGAAACCGAGAACACGGCCAGGACGCTCCAGATTTCCTCTCTCTACTCGATTTTCACCTCTTGGGGGGAGCTTGCCTGTAACTTTATCCAGGCAAAGCACGAAGGGCCTGAATCCATGAAAATTTTCATCACGGATGAGTTGGCAGAGGTTCCCATAAATGTGGAAACGATTGAGTCTTTGAGAGATAGCGATCTTGCGAAATATATAGACGCATCCAGACAGAGTGGGTTTGTGCCTGGCTATCGGGTATACACAGCAGGCGTGGATATACAACGTAACGGGGAGCTGTATGTTGTGGTTGTTGGATGGAAAGACGGAGTGATTCCCACGGGGCATGTTCTCAAGTGCGATGTGGTTTCCTGGCAAGGGGGAGGATTCAAAGAGAAATGGTGTCATCTTCTAGAGTTCTTTTCGCAATATCAATCCTATCTTTCACGTGTGGCTTTGGATGCGACCGATGGAATGGTATGCCAGGACATCTTTGATTTCTGCAATTATACTGGGCGTCCCTATATTCCGCTGAAAGACTCTACCACTTTGCATCTCAAGACGTGCCTAAAGACAATCAATCCCGAGGTCAATGGAAAGAAGACAAATCGAACCCAGACTGTATTGATTGCGAATTCGGATAAAATCAAAGATGACCTGGCGGCATCCTTCCAAAGAAATCCTGGAGAGGTTGGCGCGTGGGCATTTCCAGGAGACGTTCCCAATTATTTTTTGAAATCTCTGACAATGGAGCATAGGACCACAGATCGGTTTGGCAAATCGTCTTGGAAACTCAAATATAACGGTGCGCCAAACCACTATTTCTCTGCTCTTGTTTATGCCTGTGCTGCGATGGAGGAGTATAGGGTGTTTTTGCAGGGCACTATCAATAAGATTCAACCAGGTCAACTCAAACAAAGGGTTATCAGCTCTGGGGTGAATATATGGCAGTAAAAACCTATGCCCAGCAGTTAGAGGAAGTCCAGTCGGCAATCGTCAAAATCGAAGCGGGCGGAGCACAGAGCTACGGAATCGCTGGCCGTAACCTGACAAGAGCAGATTTAAAGACGCTTTACGAAAGAGAAAAATGGCTACGATTGCAGATGGCACGCGAAAATAATGACGGAAAAATTTTGGTCCAGTATGGGATTCCTAGTTAGGAGCATTTATGTCCTCTTTCATCTCGGCTGATCGCTGGATTGAATCCATGTTGACATGGCAGCCGACGAATACGAGCGCCACGACCGATCAGCAGAAGAGCGAGCAGGATACCTTGGTTGCCAGGAGTCGAGATGCCTGGCGCAATCAGCTTATCGCCAAAGCCGTCATAGAGCGACTGGAGATGAATGTCGTAGGGTCTGGCCTGGTATGCAAACCAAAGATTTCTGGGAATAAAGAACTGGAAAAGGAGATAGGCAAAAGGTTCACAAAATGGATTCTCCATTGTGAATATGAGGATACGAAGAATTTTTATGCCCTACAATCCCTGGTATTTTCCTCTCGCTGTCTATCGGGCGATGTGTTTGTCAATACGGTTGTAGATGACGAGCAGCAATTAAGGCTTCAGGTGATCGAGGCCGACCGGGTTTCCAATCCGGGAATGTCGCCAGACACGCGGGAAAAAGTGCAAGGAGTCTTTCTTCAAAATGGGAAACCATACGCCTATTCCATTCAATCGTCGCATCCTGGGGATGTATATCCAGAATATGTTTGGACAACTTTCCTCAAATACGGTTCGACCTCTGGCAAGCAAAGATTATTTCATATTTGGCGAAAAGAGAGACCTGGGCAGGTGCGGGGAGTTCCATTGTTGACCACAGTGCTAGAATCTCTGCGGAAAATGGATCGCTACATGAATGCCGAGCTTACCAGCGCGGTGGTAGCCAGCCTCTTTTCTGTATTTGTGAAGTCGGAGGGCGGGATGTCCCTGCCAAACTATTCGGATTCTACTGCGAAAGAAGCCGTGCAGGATACAAATCAGGACCGAATTTATATGAAGCCTGGCATGGTGGTCAATCTATCACCCGGAGAAGATATTGCCTTAGCCAATCCCACGAGACCAAACTCCAACTATGAGCCGTTTGTCAATTCGATTATCAGACAGATTGCCGCGTGTGTGGCGATTCCTTTCGATGTTCTTATGCTCCAGTTCAATGATTCCTATTCTGCCTCGCGGGCCGCCCTCATGCAGTTTTGGAAAACTGTCATGCGTTACCGGTGGGAACTTATCGAGCAATTTTGCCAACCCATCTACGAGCTTTGGCTGGAGAATGAAATACTTTCGGGAAGGCTTGAGGCAAAATTGAGCGATGAAATTTTTGAGGCATCTTGGGTGGGCCCGGCCAAGGGAAGCATTGATGACACGAAGGAAGTAATCGCCGCTCGTGAAAGAATCAATCTCGGAGTTTCGGACATCCAAACCGAGGCTGAGGAAATCGGTGGCCGCGATTGGCTAGAGGTGCATGAGCAGAGGAAGATAGAACACCAAATGAGAGAGGAAGCTGATTTAGAAAAAGAAAGTGCACCGCCGCAAACCCCCTTGACTATGGAAGGAAGTCCCAATGCCATATCCTAACGAACATTCTTGTAGATTGCGCCAGCCTGGCGAATTTAAGGAAGAGAGCTTCAGTCGTCTTGAGCGCGATCACAATGGCAAGAAATACTTTGTCATTCGCGGCATTGTGAAAGCCAAGGGCGATGAATGGGCAGATCAGGCTTTCCGGTATCCCAAAGAGACATGGACACCACAAGAGGCCCGAGGCCATTGTGAGGAACATAAAGGTCTATCCTTTGAGCCTGCTTCAGATAAGCCATCCGCAATTCAGCCGTGTATTTTCAATCGAGCCTGGGCCATTACTGCGGACAGGTTGCATGAGATAGAGGCAATTGCCTGTCAAAAAGATGGAGTGCTTACCTATTCAGAAAGTGCATGGACGGAATCTAAGCCTTATGAGGTCATAAACGGAAAAGCAGTTATTCCCATCCATGGCATTATTGAGCAGAGAGGTTCGTTATTGGCGCTTTTTTATGGTGGCATTGTCACGGAAGAGCTAATCAAGAATATATCCTCTCTGGTTGAGGATGACAACATCAGAGAGATCATTCTCGATTTTGATTCCCCTGGTGGATCGGTAGAGGGCGTGCAAGAAGTTGCGAATTTGATCTTTTCCCTTAGAGCAAGGAAGAAATTTACTGCTATCGCAAATTCGACGTGCTTTTCGGCGGCATATTGGATCGCTTCTGCCTGCAATGAAATTTGCATCGCTTCTGGCACAGCCCAAATGGGTTCAATCGGGATTGTGGCTATGCACCGCGATATTTCGGGCGCGGAAGAGCAACGAGGCATAAAGACTACTGAGATTTACGCGGGCAAATTCAAGCGGATGGATTCGCAGTATAAACCTCTTTCGCCAGAAGGGCGAGAGGTACTACAAAGTCAAGTTGATTATGTCTACTCAGTTTTTGTGAATGACATTACCCAGAATCGTGGAATATCAATCGAAAGTGTTTTGGGGGATATGGCAGATGGGAGAATTTTCATAGGAGAACAGGCTCTTGCGTCTGGTATTGCCGATAGGATCATCGCTTTTCAGGATTTACTAAAGGAGGAGACAACTATGGCAGACAAACCGCCAATTTTGACGATCCAAAGTCAATCTCAGGGGATAAAAGCCCAAGAGGAAATGATGGAGATGGATCGCCTACGAAAAGAAAATGAGGAACTGAAAAAGCAAGTCGAGGAGTTGAAGAAACAAATCGAGGAGCTGAAAAAGCAGTACGAGTCAAAAGATGAAGAGAAGAAACAAGCGGTGCAGGTTGCGGTAAATGCAGAACGTGCCAGAATCAGGGCATTGGAAGAAATCGCACCGGCCAATTGTACCGCACTGCTTGCCCAAGCCAAATCAGATGGATGGGAAGTATCCAGGGCCGCGGTGGAGTTTCTCAAACTTGCCAAAGGGGCAAATCCTTTCCAGGCTGAATCAGGCATCGTACCGCCACCGCCATTTGTCCAGACTGATGAGCAATCCATTGCGGCTACGAGGATGGCCCGATCAGTCAATCAGAAACGGAGGAGTTAAAAATGGCCGAGAATATGGTGACAAGTACCAGTACCACCAGGGATAATCTGATCTCTGGCGCTTTTCCCCTGGTGACAAAGAAAGTGACGATAGCTTCGGGGGAAAATGTAGTCCGTGGGACTCTGATGGGAAAAATTACTGCGTCGGGGAAGTATGTCAAATCCTTGGCTGCAAGTGCCGATGGCTCTCAGAATCCCAATGCAATCTTGGTTCGTTCGGTAGACGCGACTGCGGAAGACAAGAAGGGGGAAATATACCTGACGGGCCAAATCAACAAAGAGAAGGTAATATTTGGGACCGGGCATACGGCCGCATCTACGGAAGAAGCTCTTCGGGATTTAGGAATTTTTCTTGAGGAAGTAGAAAAGGAGTAACCCAATGCCTGTGAATCTTTTTGATACGAGGACATTGATAGCCACACTGGAACAAATGTATCCTCCCAAAATCTTTTTCTTGGATACATTTTTCAAGGAAATTGTGACTTTCACGACCAAATATGTGGACATTGATATTGACAAGGGGAAACGCAAACTAGCCGCATTTGTGCGGCCAACCAGCCAGGGGAAAATGGTCGAAAAGCGCGGTTGGACAACCAAAACTATAGAGGCGCCATACATCAAAGAGAAAGTTGACATTACCGCCATTGATCTTTTAACCCGTCAAATCGGGCAAACCATTTACATGGGGGGTAAAACGCCGGCGCAAAGAGCCGAAGAAGAACTGGCAAAGAATCTCGATTACCTCCGCGAAAGGATCGTGCGCCGCGAAGAGTGGATGGCCTCCAGTCTTTTGCAGTCTGGCAAAGTCGTACTCGATGGCGAGTATGAGGGAATGGAGGTTGATTTCACAATGGCCGCCGACCATCTGTTTGTTCCTGCTTTGGAATGGGACGATGCTGGCTCTGACCCGATTTCAAATTTGAGGACGTGGTGTACAAAGATCGCCCAGGATTCCGGGCTGAATCCCACAATAGTCGTCATGGGCTCCGATGCCGTCAACGAATTCATCAACAACGAGAAGGTCCAAAAGTTGATGAATATGCTGAAGTTAAACATGGGAGAAATCAAGCCTGCCGATTTACCCAATGGGGCCGCCTTCTACGGCACTCTATCGGTTGGGGGAGCGACCTTAGATGTATATTCCTACAATGAATGGTACACAGATGCTGCCGGCGATTTGCAGCCCATACTCGATCCCAAGAAAGTCGTTCTCGGTAATCCCAACGCGCGGACCTCGCGAGGATATGGAGCAATCCTCGATATAGAAAGCGCTGGGGACAACCAGATCAGTAGGACATATTCTACACAGTATTTTGCCAAATCCTGGATCGAGCCCGATCCTTCGGCAAGATTTCTGTTGGTGCAGTCCGCTCCGGTCGTGTGCTTGCATCAAGCGGATGCGTTTGGCTGCGCTACGGTATTGACTTAATATGGCTCTGCGAGATTATTTCCAGTCGGATTTGGACATCTTCTTCGATGAGGACGAGTTTGCCGAGACCGGCAACTATACCTCGAAAGAAGCAGGAACGACCATAGCCGTGCGCGTTCTTATTGATTATGCTCAAGAACCTGGCCAAGACATAGCGAATACCAACAGCAGCCAAGCAAAGGCACATCTGATAAAAAGCGAACTACCCGCACCGGCGAGATATGGCGATTTACTTGAGATTGATGGCGCCGAATGGCAGGTTGTTCGTCAGGCTGGCGGCGATTCGCTGGTGGTTGTCGTAGAACTACGCCGCGATGTACGAGACAGGTATAAGAGATGATATACCTCGAAATCGAAATCCGGAATCTGGAAGAGACGCTCGCAAAGCTTGCCCAAACACCGGGATCATTGAACGCGGCACGCCGTAGGGGATTGCAAAGCGCCATATCCTACTTGCGCGGCGCAATCTTTGATTGGATACAGAGCGAAGGCGAGGGCCACTGGCCAGGATCTCATCCGCTATCGCAGAAGTTTCAAAAAAAACCGGGTGGCCGATGGGGCAGACGTTCCCGAGCTCTTTCTCGTGCGAATTGGAATTGGCTCATGCGTTTCGTTAATACCTGGCAGGCACGAAGTAACTTGACCGGAGGTATTAAATTCGGCAAGGCTGAGGACGCTATGCGTGGTACTACCGCAGAGAGAGCCTTGCGGGTTGAGAAAGGCCATCGCACTATCGTCTCTCCGAAAATGCACAGGCTTATGGGCGCTACTAGAAGTGCAACCAGGGGAGTGGGTAAGTTTATCCCTGGAGTCGACTACTTTCCACTGCGCAAGAGTACCGCACAAATTATTCTTCCTCCTCGGCCAATTATTGCACCAGTTTTCGCTAAAGAACGTGCCCGTGCGATAGAAACCTTTGTTGAAAGTTTCAATAAGGAGGTCGAGAACAGGACATGAAGCGGCTAAAGTCCCACGAGATTCTTATTACCGTGCGTGATGTGCTCAAAGATGACGCAGACCTTACCGCTTGGTGCGTAGCAAACTATGGCGCGAAACAAAATATTTACTGTGGAATAAACAACGAAGACCCTCCTAACGATAGCAAATATCCTCTTCTCGCTATTTTCTACGTAAGCCGACGGAAAAGTGCGAATGTTTCGGTAATCAGTTACGCGATAGAACTCGCCGCTGTGGTAAAGGATAACGACGTTACAGAAGCAGAAAACAGCTTTACCTATGAGGGTATCTTACATGTAGCCGAATTCCGTGAACTGGCGGAGCTGGCTATTGAGAAGTCACAAGCGAAATTTGGGAAAGTTGACTTCAATAGCGATACCTGGGACGAAATGCTGTTCCCTATTTTTACAAGCAATACGATCATTGAATTCGAGAGGCCCAAAAACTATAGCGGGCCTATCAGATAGGAGTCGAAAACATGGCAGTTTATTATAAAGAAGAGGTGATTCCCTATACCTTGGGCAGGGGGTTGGTATCAATTGCCGGGGAGGATGACTGGGCAGACCCTAGCGATCATGGTCAAGGACGCATCTGGAAAGACCTGGTTCACGTCAAGGAATTCAAAGTCACACCGACCTCAGAGTCAATCGAACATGAGAATTTCTCCGGCGGGGTTAAGCTTGTAGACAGAACGGCAATACAGAAGCAATCCGCAAAATTTAGCATGGGCTGCGATGTGCCTAGCCCGGAAAATTTGCGACTTTTGTTACTCGCCGATGGAGTAACGGAAGTCGTGCAATCGTCTGGTTCTTTAACCGCTGTCAGCATGATAGTTCGATCACTAGGCACCTGGCATGAAATAAAAGATGCCAGTGATAACAATGTCTACAATCTCACCAATGTCAGTGTCACTGATGACGCTGGAACTCCAGTTACCTTGACCCCAAACGAAGACTATGAAGTTGATGCCGTTCACGGGCGCATCCGTTTTTTCGGAGATGGGCCACATCCCATCGTTCCTACCGATGTTGTGAAAATCACTGCCACCATCCCCGCCGACACGATTTATAAGATCACTGGCGGTAGTAAGCCAAATCTCAAATTCCATATCTGGTTCTGCGGAGACCCGGCGGAGGGCGTGATCCAGCAGATAAAAGGCTGGGGGTTATTGGTTCCCACTGGCGATTTGATGATGGTCGGAGACGAGTGGCAAAATTTCTCTCTTGAAGGGAACTTCATGACCCATAGTGAATATGGCAAGCTCGGCTTTATTTACCAAGAGGTCGGCACCGTGGTATCTGGATAAATTTTGGGAGGATAACATGGCTCGTGCAGTTAAATGCGTAAAGCTGGATGACCGGGAGGTCATGGTAATGGGTCTTCTTCTGCGAGACATTACCGATCTAATTCCGCTTTGGGGGGAGCTTGCAGAAAGTTTTACCCCCAGCAAAGCCATTGAACTGTCCCAAACGCTGCTCCAAAGGTGCACTAATCTAACCTGGAAAGAGATGGGGGATCTCTCTTTTGCCGATCTCGATAAATTGGAAGCCGTTTTCCGCGAGGTCAACGAACCTTTTTTGCGACGTTTTTCCCAGGGAGTAAGCCTGGCCAAGACCCTGGGAATCGAGCGGCTACTAGTGGCGGTCAAAAATTGGTTCATCGAAAAAGCAGAAGCCAGACTCAAGCTCGATCTTGGCAGCCTCAAGGAGGCGATCCCCAGCGAAAAGGTAGAAATCAATCTCAAGGAAGTAATCAATCTCAAGGAAGTGATCCCGCCTGGACAGAAGGACGAATCGTTAGAACAGATCGTGAAGGAAAATATCCCCACGTAGATTGGCAAAAGCTGCGAGATGAGCTGCTGGAAACGGCAGCATATTTGATTTCTCTTGGTCATGTGGACGTGCTCAATTACGACTGGGGATTTTTCCTTCTCACGCTGAAAGCGGTCAATCGGCTTCATAAAGATATGATCCTTACGCAAGCTGCGGCAATCGGAGTCGCATTGGGCGGCAAAGAGGCACTTAAGGAAGTAATGCAACATGGGAGCAACGATAGACATTCTCATCAGACTTAAGCAGCTCGGTGGCGAGATATTGAAAGAGACCACCAATGATTTGAAAAAACTACAGGCAAATGTTGCTGCCGTCAAAGTCGCTCCATTTGTTGCCTTGCGTGAGGAATTGGAGAAAATTTCTACCGCTACCAAAGCATCTGCTGCTGATATTGCCAAGATCAAAGATGTCGTCTTAGATACAGTTGACAGCGTAGTTACGCAGATGCGAGAGAGCGTGACCGGAGGCGTTGAGCAGACAGCGGATAGAAGCCTCAAGGTAGTTGAGCAATCAATGGCCCGGGTTTTCGCCATTGTGGGTGGTGGGGTTATCTTCCAAAAATTCCTTGGTCTCGGTGCTGTCACGGCTGCGCTCAAAGGGGATTTCTCGGCTATCTCTATTGGGCTTGTCAGCTTCGGCTCTGCTCTAAAAAATATAGCCAATGTGGTGATGACAAAAATTGTAGGGGATGTGCGCTTTATCCTCGACATCTTTGGCCCTATCGGGATGCAGCTTACATACTTTCAGAGCGTTGGCGGCCTTTTCTTAAGTATCTTTCGCACGGTTTCCACCACAACTCTGTTAATTCCTTTGGCTTTAAACCAGACATGGTTCTTGCTCAAGCGGATTACCGGTCATGCTTCGACTGCCTTGACCCCTCTTCAACATACCAGCAATTTAATGGTTTCTATCAATACCTCTTTGAACTCGGCATTTTTGACTCTTCAAACAGCCTTGGTTCCGTTGCTTGGTGTAACGATATTTGGCTTGTTCTTTGGCTCTGCGGGCCTATTCGTGGCAATCCCGATGGCAATCAATGGCGTAATATCTCTCGTTACAGGAGGATTAGGTTTCTTACGTCTCGCTATAGCACGCCACATGGGGAGTGGGAAAGCTGCGCTCTACATGATCTTCCGCGAGGTGCGTAAATTCATGCTCGATATACTTCCGTCCTTGATGAAATTTACACCAATTATCCAGCTTATAGCAAAAATGCTAGACGTGATAAATCCGCAAATAAGATCGATGACGAGCATGTTCAGTGGGGCCGCTAGGTGGTTTAAGCCTTGGACATGGTTTCAAACCGCTGGAAAAATCAGTTTTGCAAAATTACTGACAGAGATAAAGGAGATTTTTGCGGCCATACGACAATTGCCACAGGTGATGAGGCAATTGATTGATTTACCGAGGTTTACAGGTGCTATAGCGAAGCAGGTCGAAGGGGTCAGGCATCAAATAGAGACAACTGCATCTTCGGCAAAGAAGCTCAGTATACCAGCGGCCAAACCCATCAGTGTAACGATGGCAAAGCCTCAATTAACGACTGTAAAAGGATTACCAGAACAGATTGCAGAATTGCTCGCCTTTGAAAAAATTGTCGCCAGAGTAAAGGCGGGTGCCGCTCAATTTTCACCCCAGATTCGCGTGGCGCTAAGTCAATTTATACGCACGGTTTTTGATGTCTCGCTTTTGAGAGAATTCAAGCCAGAGCACTTCCAGAAAGTATTTGCTACTTTTCTGAAAAATGCTTTTGCTTTTAAGGGCACAATTGCTGTTCCACGAGACTTGGCAAATAAAGTTGCGACGAGTATGGCTCAGGTTCTTTCTTCTGCGGCGCAAGCAGGCGTGAAGCCGGGCAAGGACTTGGGCGCTAGTTTTATGTTGGCCCTAACGGCGTCTCTAAAGAAAGACGCACCCAAGGAGTTACAGTCTGCTATATCTAATGCTCTGCAAGGTATACAGAGCATTTTGCTCACTTCCGTTGGTAAAACAAAACAAAGTGGGCAACAGATTATATCCCAGTTAGCTCAGGGATTGAAAGAAACAGCGGTTTTGAAAGAGGCGGCATCCCAGGGAGCACAGGCTATCGCAGACCATTATCCCCAGTCACCAGCCAAGGTTGGTCCCTTGCGATTATTACCTCGGATGGGGATAGCCTTCAATGTCGAGTTGAGCAAAGGCATGTTGGCAGGCCGCCATATTGTCGCCCAGGCGGCGCATGATATAGCGGAAGGGATTGCCAAATATTTCCCGCGCAGCCTTCCCCTAATCGGTCCTCTCATCAATTTGCACATCATGGGATTCAAGATTGTAAGCTATCTTGCACGAGGGATTTGGTCGGGTCTTGGCCTTATCAAAAGCGCGATTGGTGCAATTGCTCAGGCCATTGAAAAAACCATTGCTCACACGGTTGAACTTGCACACATCTCAGAGCGAATAGGGATGGGGGCGG